ACCTGTCCTTATGCGTACTCAAAGATGGATGGTGTACGGTTCTGTTTTACGCGTTTTTAGCGGACAAGATTGCGACCATGACCATGAAGGGTGGCAATACCGACGAACTCTATCAAGGCGATGGACGTCTCAAAATGGCACAATCGCTTCAGCAGCAGCATCCCGATGTGGTGACGATTACGCGCAAGTGGGGACGTTGGCAGCATCAGGTCGATTATCGTCCATTCAAGAGCAATCGACTGATTAAGCGCGATGATATTGACATTCCGAAGGGTGTGAATAACTACGGGATGATACTCTCGAACCGCGATTAGTGGAATAACGACATGGTAAACTCTGAACGCTATAAAAATGGTTACAATGATAAGTTTACCGCCGACCAGATGATTCGCGCTCTCAGCGAGACGAAGGGCATGATTACTCTCGCCGCACAGAAACTCGACTGCGCGCCCAATACGGTACGCCGATACATTCGAGAATACCCCACTATCGCGCAGGCGCAGAAAGATGCGCGCGATAAGATGACCGACGCGGTAGAACTCAAGCTGTACGAGAAGATTATGTCTGGTGATACCACTGCCATGATTTTCTACCTCAAGACGCAGGCGAAGGAACGGGGTTACATCGAGCGTCAGGAAGTGACCGGCGCAGATGGCACACCCCTGATGAAACTGGTGATTGATGCAGGCGACACTGAGCCATGAGCTGCGCTACGTAGGACATCCCAAACAGAAACAATTCCATCAAGCCCTGAAGACCCATGACATTGTATTGTTCAATGGCGGACGCGGCAGCGGGAAGACCACCGCAGGCGCGATTGAGTGCGTCCGCCAGGGCTGGTTCTATCAGCCCGGCTCGCATGGTATTGTGCTGGCTCCGACCTACCCGATGCTCGAAGATGCGACGATGGCGGAATTCTTCAAGTGGCTGCCGCATAACACCATCCACGACTTCAACCGCCAGCGTAAGCTGCTCCAACTGACCAACGGCACACTGATTGCCTTCCGCAGCGCCGACAACCCCGACAGCCTGCGTGGTCCGAACCGGCAGTGGGCGTGGCTGGACGAGCCGCGCAACCTGCGCTCTCGCGAGGCGTTCGATATTGTCTACGCCCAGCTTCGCCCCACTCGCAAAGCATGGCTGACGACTACGCCCAGCGGCATCTTCCACTGGCTCTACGATTTATTCGTCGCCCATCCGCTGCCCAACAGCACCGCCATCACGGTCAAGACCACGGAAAACCCGTACCTGCCGGAGACATTCGAGCAGGGGCTGCGGGCACAGTACACCGGCGCGTTCGCACAGCAGGAACTGGACGCCGCCTGGGTGAGTTTCGAGGGACGTATTTACGACAATTTCAGTCTTGAACCGGGTGGCAATGTCACCCCGAACGCCGATTACAATCCCGACCTGCCCATTTACTGGGGCGTCGATGATGGCTATGCTTTCGGAGACGGTCCGGGTTACGCGAATTACCACCCGCGCGTCATCCTGCTCATGCAGGACACATCCATCGGCGGGGTGAATGTGTTCGCCGAGCTGGTGGAATGTCTGACACTGAGCGAGCGCAGCCTCGATAAAGTGCTGGGCTGGGATTACCCACGTCCCGAAGTCGCCTATGTGGACAGCAGCGCTGTTGAACTCAAGGCGCGTATCTGGGAGAAGGGCATCCAGACGGTGGGGGCAACTCATCAGGTGAGCGAGGGTATCAAGAATGTGCGCCGCCTGATTGCGGATGGGAACGGCGTGCGACTGCTCCAAATCCACCCCCGCTGTAACCACACCATCCGTGAAATGCAATCTTATCGACGTGACGAAAATTCATTAGCGATTAAAGCGGGTGAACAACCTGCATTCAAAATAGACGACCACACCCCGGATGCGTTAAGGTACGCGGTGTGGCATCTCCGGTATGGGGTCTAAATTGCCTGAACCTAATCTTGCAGTGATTGAACGTCAGTCGGTCCAGCAGCTCCCGGATGCGACCAAAAACCCATACGGGGACGGCGGCTTCTGGTCATGGGTGCAGTCGCGCACTGAACTGCTCACCGCATGGGGCACGCGCCAGCGCGAGCTGGAACTGCGACTGTGGGACCGCCACCCGCAAATGTGGATTTGGCAGGGCGCGGTCGGCGGACTGGTGAAAAAGGTCAGCAGTGCGCCGCGTGAAATCAAGGGCGGCAAGAACCTGGTCAGCTACTTCGACAGCGTGCTGCGCTATGCCAACTTCGGCATCGGCTGGGACGACTTCATCGCCAAAGGCGTGCGCGATTTCCTGCGCCATGACAACGGTTGGTACTTCGAGATTATCGCGCCAGGTTCACCCAAACGTGCGCCCACCGGACGGGTGACGGGATTGGCGCACCTGGACAGTCTGCGCTGCTACCCCACCGGCGACCCCGAATTCCCCGTCGTCTACTATGACCGCGTTGGCAAACTGCACCTGATGCACCATACCCGCGTCGTGCATCTTGTCGATATGCCGGACGGGGATGAGAACAGACCCGGTTACGGGCTATGCGCGCTCTCACGGGGCATCGCCATTGCCACGCAAGAACTGTACATGAACCGCTTTATCCAGACGAAGCTCGACGATAAACCGGAACCGGGCTACGTGTTCTGGAAGGGACTATCCGAGCAGCAGCGAGTGGGCAAATTCGAGCAGTTTCGCCAGCGCCAGCAAGCTGATGACCCGACCTGGGGCAGGATTATCCATTTTGAGAGCCTTGACCCTTCCAATCCCGTCGGCGCGGAAACCCTTTCTTTTGCACAACAACCTGAGAAATTCGATTACAAGGAATACACCGAACTGCACGTGAATGCCTGGGCGCTGGCGCTCGGCGTCGATGTACAGGAACTGTGGCAGCTCACTGGCGGCAACATCGGCAGTGGTCAGCAAAGCCAAGTGCTGCATGCCAAATCGCAGGGCAAGACCTTCGGCGATTTGCTGACCAAGCTCGAACGCGCCATCAACACCTTCGTGCTGCCGGACAGCCTCGAATTCACCTTCAAGCGCCATGACCCGTATGAAGCGCAGGAACGGGCAGAAACCGCGCAGTTGTGGGCAGGCGTGGCATCTGCCGTGCAGAACAACATGACGCCGGAAGAGAAGCGGGTCATGCTGGCGAATATGGTCGAGGCGATTAAAGATGCCATCACTGATGAGGCGGGTGAAATAACTCGTCTACCTGACCAGGACGTGAAGCCGCCGGACGAAGATCAGACGGTAGACGATGCTAATCCCCAGCAGCCCGAACAGACCGGCGAGGTCGGTCCGGAAGCGACACAGGATGACGCGAAGAAGGCAGTCAAGTCGATTGCTGCGACCCGTCTTGACTTTGAAGCGGACTGGGGTGATTTGGTCGAGGCGCGGCGCAAAGGCGACGTGAACAGTGTTCGCTTCGATATCGTCGCCCGGGCGCAGCTGGCGAAATATATCCCGCGCGCGTTCGAAGATGGCTTGATAGAAGTTGGAATAGAAGACGCCGAGATGGACAGTGACGATAAAGCCGAAGCCCTCGCGCTGGTTGCCAAAGCCAGCGGATATGTGACCGACCTTAATACCGCACTCGATAATATGGGTGAGGCAGAGGCGGCGTTGAAGCCCGGTCTCTGGTGGAATAAAAGTATATCCCCCGCCTTTGATGCGGGTCGGTTGAGCGCGGATAAGAATGGCTTATATGAGTTCGTCGGCGATGACGGCGAAGAAAGCTGCACGACATGCCAGCGATTGAAGGGGCAAGTTCACCGGATGAGGGATTGGACGCGCAAGCAGCTCAGACCCGGCGCAGACACGAAATCCTTCGCCTGTGGGGGCTGGCGCTGCAAGCACCGTTTAGTAAAGACTACGGGAAGAGCGATGGGAAGATACTAGCACCCCCGCCGCCACCCGCCTGCTATTGTGGTGGAGACCACTGTGCAGGTTTTTGTCAGATTAAGAAGGTGAACCCGTGAAGGAATTGACCTACTTTGACCGTCATATACGGGGTGAAGGCACGGATGACCCTCGCATCCTGTACGAACTGAAGCCAGAGTATATGATACCCATCGAGCGGGATATTGAGCGGTATTGGCATGCTTATATTGGACCATCGCCACGTACTGGAAGTGTGCGGGTGTTTGTGAATAGGTCCTCAGATAAGCCAACACTGCCCGTCGAAGCCCTGCAAGAATTTTCCGAACTTTACCACGATTGGCTTGAAATGAATAAGGCATACGCCAATGGCTGAACTCGACGACTGCGTAGAGCGTAAAATCCCCAAACTGATTGAGGAAGGCATGTCTCAGGAGCAGGCGACAGCCGCTGCTCATTCGATGTGTGAGGAAGACCACAAGGCGATGGACGACTGCATGAAGCGGCACATGGATGACGGCATGTCGGAAGCGGACGCCAGGAAGAAATGCGACGAAGACTACAAGGCGGTCAAGATGATGATGCGCCCCACGCAGATGGAAGCGGGGTACATCCCGCTCTCGACAGATGCGGGTAAAGCCTGTGCCAACTGCCGCTTTTACGACGGCGACGTGGGCATGTGCGGTCTTATTCAAAATCATCCTGAAAGTATTCTTGCCACTGGAATGTGCCAGCGTTGGGAAGCGCCGCCGAGCATGGAGGCGCACATGGAAGCCATGCCGCCGACACCCGTCGTCATCGTCGAGGGCAGCGCGGAAGTCAAAACCCCCGAACCGGAAACCGTCCCCAAACAGAAATCCATCCAGCGGCAGGTGAGCGAGGTATTGGGCGAATGGCTCAGCGCATTAGGGTATGGCACGAAGTCCTCCCGGTCATCCGGCTTCAAAGTGTACGGCAATCACTGGGTCGGCTGGTGGACGAACAATGCCGAAGACCGTGAAGCCGAATGGTTCCCGGCGAAAGCGATTGACGATTATGTGGATCGCGTCGATGTCGGCGTGATTCCGCAGCCCGATTTATGGTTCTGGCATATCCCCGGCTCCCGTCACGGCACAGCCGAATGGCAGGGTCGGATTGAGCATTATTGTGTAGCCGTCGGTTCGTTTGACGAGACCCCAACCGGCACTGCCGCGCGCAAGCATTACACGCAGTCGAAGGCGCGCTACAGCATGTCGCACGGGTTCGCCTACGACAAATCTCACTATCTGGACGGCGCTTATCACCAGTTCAACACGTTTGAACTGAGCGTATTACCACCGCACGTTGCAGCAAATCCATACACCGATTTCGAAGGGATAAAGACAATGGCACTGACACCTGAAAAGGTACAGGCTCTAGAGGCGCTGGTGGGCAAGGAAATCGCCCAGCAGATTATCGCCGACACAGAAGCCAAGAGCAAGGCGCTGGACGAACTTGGCGTCCAGTTCAAGGATTATCTGGAGGTCAACCCCACCGAAACCCGCGCCAGCAAAGAGGCGGTGGCGAACGTGGAAAAAGACCTGACCGGACTGTTTGTGGACATCCTGAAAGACCAGGCTGGGATGGTCACGATTGTGGATGCGATGGGCAAAGCGTTCAAGGTGCACGGTGAGACGGTGAATGCCCTCATTGAAGGGTTCAAGACCGACCTGACCGCCATCCAGGAACAACTGGACGGACGCTCCCGCATCGCCAGCAAGGACGCCGAGACCGTCGTGGACGAGAGCAAGGTCAACGCGGACACCCTGAAAGACATGAAGCAGACGCAGGCTGACCCCTTCTGGAACCCAGCCGGATAACTCACAGGAAACGAAACCATGACACAGAACATTCTCATCGGCGGTAAGTCCTATACGCCGGACGAAATTGCCGTCCTCGCAAAAGCAGACGTGCTCAGCA